GCGCCCAATCCTCCCTATCGACTGGGGCACAATTCCAGATTTCGTTGCGCAACAAGCAATATTCGATATCGCCATGAACGACAAGTGGCCCCTAAATCCTTGGCAGATCTACATTCTGCAAACAGACCAAGCTATCAATCAGGAGTGGCCGCAGCCATGAGTTTTTACAATACTGGTAATCCGGTTCCTTCTATCGATCCTCGGGATTTGGACGATAATGCTAAACATATTGATGAGATAGCTAACAGCACTGAATTAACCTACATCGATCGTCTTGGCACTCAGCGCCTGACGATGGCAGGGGTTAACGCGCAAGCTTCTGCGGCCGTAACTTTGCGAAGTGATTTGGCCGCGCTTACTGGGGCCGGCTTGGTCGGCTTTGAGCGAACCCACCTGTCGCAGCGAATTCAGAACATTCAGCAGGCGCTATCTACTCAGGCCTTTTCTCCGTGGGAAAAAGCGCACCTAGTTGTTACCAAGACCGACCCACTTGACCCTAAAACATGGGATTGGCGACCGGCGATTCAGGCACTAATTGATGAAGTGTGGACCTACAACCAAGCGGGGTTGGTATTTAATGGCGGCAAGTCTGCCAGTATGGGGACTATTAACCTCGGGGGGCAAACATACGGCTTGGCAGGTAGACTGGTTATGCCGTCCGGCGGCGGGATAGGCGGCGCCGGTGGATCGTTCCGTATTACAGGTGGCGGACTGGTAGCCATATCCGCTTTTCCTGCCAACCAAGGTATGTATAAGCCAAGCTCCAGCAACACAAACGACTGGGTACAGTGCCTATACATCGATAACGTAGAATTTGATGGTGCCAAGTTCGCTGACTACTGCATTGAGGTCGAGAAGTCAGCAGGGATTTATATCAGGAACTGCAGAATTACCCGCTACAAGAAGCGAGGCGTTACAACCACGAATTCCGCGTTTAACGTGATTGTTTCACAGTGTTATGTCGAGGCAAATCCGTACCTGTACGGCGACGACGGCCCGGCACGACGCGCTCTTGCACCGGAAGCTGGTATTTACTTCGGCAGTCCGGACTGTATGGCGTCCGGAAACGTTGTGATCGGGAATATATGGGGTATTCGCACAACCGCCCGCACGAGGGTGCACGACAACCACTGCTACGGCAACAAGTACTCGGTGCAGGTTACTTCTCAGTATGTGGTTGGATCTGGCAACTACTTTGAGAACCCACTAATAGCAACAAACTGTTATTCTGACAACTCATGGGTTAACAACTTTTTCTCTAACGATGTTCGTGGTGGGTGCTTCCTTAGTCCTGATGACGGGCTTGGTCAGTTCCGTGGCGCGTCCATCTCCGCCCAGCCTCGCTCGGTCCAGGCGCCAGCGGCGGCGGGAACCATAACGCTATCTGCAACATCTGGCGCGATCACCGTTACCAGTACCGCTGACGACTTCAGCAACTTTATCGCGACTGGCAACGCACCTGACGGCGCCAGGATTACGGCAGGCACAGGGTATGCGATCGTAGTAGATGATCCGGCCAACACCACCAAGCAAGTTGCGGCCCGTGTTGTCGATCCATTCTCGGGCACAAGCTTCGCCCCTGGAGCGTGGACCCATGCCACAACTTTTCTAGCACTTAGCGAAACGACCTTCGGGGCGACTTCTGCCTACACCCTGTCGTCATCCGCCAGCATCCAGTACACCGGCACCGCCGTTAACGGTGACAACACCGTCCGATCCTTCTACAACAATGGTGGCACGCTTGGAATCCTGTCGCGTAATCAATACGACTGGACTGTAGGGGATACACGGGGCGATTTCTTTATAGGTAGCGGCGCAGTAGGCCTTTCATTAGGAGTTGTGAACTCAGGCGCCAATAGCGGGTCGGCAGCGATATGGGCTGCCGGTACTCTTGAGCGGATTAACTTTGGCACCAAGGCTGGTGGATTGACCGCATTTATCTCCGCGTCAGGTTTTCACTCTGGGGTTGACGGTGGAAAGACGCTTGGCGGAACGAATACCAGATGGTCGGCAACGTATTCTGTGGAGCTCAGGCCAGGTACCGGAGCAACAATATGGACCTCTGGCACTGGATCGCCAGAGGGTGTTAAAACCGCACCAATTGGGTCGCTGTTCACGCGGACTGATGGCGGGCCAGGACTGTCAGCTTGGCTAAAACCAACCGGAGCAGGAAATACGGGTTGGGTTGCGGTGGCGGAGCGTGCGTCCGGTACAACGGCACAGCGCCCGACGCTTGCTGCTTCCGTCGTAGGGTACTTCTATTTTGATACTACCCTCGGCAAGCCAATCTGGTGGAAAGGCGCAGTATGGGTCGATGCAACTGGAGCGACAGTTTGACCCTTGACGGCCTGATATTTAATTGATCCTGATTCCAGGCTCTCCATTTCGAGAGCCTTACCTCTCCACCTGTTAAAATACCGACAAAGCTTTAAAACCAGAGAGCCAAAATGACTAATACGTACAACACGCTAAACCCATTAGGCTCTACTTCAGCCAAAGACCTTTCGGATAACGCCTCGAATTTTGACGAGGGCATGAACTCGTTGTCGCCTAGTTTCTATGACCGGTTTAAGCGCCGTCGTGAAACTTGGGCAGGCATGGAGAAGATGGTTGCCGATTTCCTAGAGGCTATGGGGTTTGAGGCGACTCATCTGGTGTATGTGGATGGTTCGCCGCTGACTGTGTTGCGGCCTACTCAGCTTGTAGAGCGCGCTCCGTCTATCTACAAAGTCAAGCAGCCGGCAAGCTTTCCAGTTAGCTTGACTGGAAACTGGGCGACCGATCAGCTTCTACTTGTTGATGTTGGCGATGCGGCACTTCGTCAATCATTGACTGACTCGTTATCGCCAACAAATGGCGCAGCATTGATTGGTCGCGCAGTCCAGACGGTAGACTCTGTTGCATCTCTCCGTCTTCTGTCTAAGACGTCTGCCGCCAAGACTGCATTCGCTACCGGGCACACAGCTAGCATGCCTGGTCGTGGTGGCGGTATTTATCTGCTCGACATCCTAGACACGACCTCTGCGGACAACAACGGCAACATCATTGTTGCTGCTGACGGTGGTCGCTGGAAGATGCCATTCAGCGGGACGATTACCCCTCAGATGTTTGGCGCTGCCGGCGATGGCACCGTTGACGACTGGACTCCAGTTCAGGAAGCGATCAACTATCTGCGATCTGTCGGCGGTGGGCACTTAGATAGCGGCGCGTCGGGTACCACATTCTCCGTCAGCAAGCCTATTCGCCTGTACTCGAACATGAAGATCAAGGGTAATGGCTACTTCATTGCGCGAACAGGCTTCACCACTACCGTTGTATTTCCTACGTATAGCACACTTGTCCCGCAGACCTACAACGCCCTGATGTATTTCAACGATGGCGCATTCGCCGACGATCCGACTAACTACGGATATCGCGGGCTTGAGATAGATTCCACAGTTGAAATTTACGGGAACTACAACTGCGAAAACGGCATCATCCTCGAAGGCATCACGAACTATCGAATTGACGCCCGTATTCAGCGGTTCAACAGCATCGGCCTGTACGCCAAATACTACTGCTGGGGCGGCACTATTCGCGCCCATATTTCTAGCTGCCGTACCGCGCTCCTGAAGCTTGGCGAGGCGTCAAACGGTATCGACCTTAACGGCCTGAAGGCATATGGCGATGCTGATACCCCGACTTATGGAATCCACATTGTCGGCGACAACAACGGCATAAACTTGTCAGGCGCATTCGTCGAGAAGATGGTTGACGGCATTTACTGGGACGGCCTAAGCGGACCAGGGAACATCTCTGGTGTTGACTTTGAGGACTGCACAACCAACCTGATTACCGTCGATGGGACTGGTCTTGTAGGTCGAACTGCTGGCCCTGTGACTATATCCGGTAGCTTCCTTGAGGCCGGGTCGCTAGCAATTCGCGCAATCAACGCTGTGGTTATCGTAGAGGGTTGCCGTATTCGAGATACGCCAATCGCGTTCTTAACCACTGGCCCGATGGCTCGAATTTATGAGCGCGGCAATCAGCTTGAGAACGTAACTACTCGCGCATCAGGCATGGTCATCAGCGACATTGCGAACTCTGCCAGCCGCAGACAGATCAACCGCCTTCCGAATGCCCTGTCTTCTTACGTCGAAAGCTATGGCGTAGAGAACAATTCTTACAGCTACAACGAAGAATTGATGGTCAACGGTCTGCGCTTTAGTTCTTCTGTGGTAGATATTCCCACTCAGAAAATGCTATCGACCAGCACTTGGGAGACTCGCGAGCTTCGAAACGGGTCTGTTTATGGCGTTCTAGGCGTTGTTCTCGACTACAGCACCGGCGCAAGAAACTTCAGGCCGCTAGAAACAGGGACTCACTATTGCGGTGTGGCTGCATTCTCTTGGGCTGGAGGATCGACTCAAGTTGCTTTCACTGTAACCTCGGACGCACGCAAGAAGCAGCAGATCAAGTCGCTCTCTCAGTCAGAGCTTTCGGTTGCGGTGAAGCTGAAAGGTCTGCTGCGGTCGTTCAAACTGAACAGCCAGGTTGACGAGTTCGGCGACAAGGCGAAAATCCATGTGGGCGTTATTGCTCAGGACGTTATCGCAGCGTTCAAGACTGAAGGATTGAATGCTCTGGATTACGAAATCGTCAACTACAGCGAATGGGAAGGATCTCCCGAGGTTCGCAGTGAGGATGGCAGCCTGATGTCTGCAAGCGTTGAATCTGGCAACCTGTACAGCGTCAACTACGAGCAGTTACTAGCCTTTATCATCTCAGCAATGTAAAAAAACCCCGCCTAATAAGCGGGGTTTCTTTTAGTGGATGGTAGGTCCATCAGGAAAGATCGTAGGCGCCTCACCCTCATAACACTTCTCTGCAATTAGAACGTAATGATCTGTTTCAAGACAGGGAAGCATTTCAATATCCCATCCGTCATCAGCTAGGTTAATGACCAGATCCGAAACCATGTCGGGGAATGGGAAGAATTTTAGTTTGATTCGTTGGCTCATAACGGAGACTCCGGCAGTGGCATCCAGTGTGTAACGTCGTCAACGAGATCGCCATCGAAGTCGTACCAGTCGTTATCGTCTTGACTGTAGAAGCCAGATACAATCATGTCTGGCGATAGGTACAGAAGAACATTGATCGTGACATCCAAGTCTTCCTGTTCCGGCATTGCATCTTCAGTGCTAATCCATAAACTCATCTAATCTCTCCAGTAATCTTCTGCAATCCATGACACTCATTACAAAACAAGTATCCATAGCTTCTAAGAAATATTGCGCCAGTTCCCAGCAGTTCGTGCTTGCAGTGACAGGCTTTCTCGGAGAAGTCTAAGCTCCTCGCGCATCTCACAACTCCCAGCCAACCACATTCCTTTCTCTGGTCCTGGCTGATAGGGGCACTCATGTTTATTCTCCAGAAACGCTACCTTGCCTTCAAGGTAATATTTATTTGTTAGTGCTTTGTGCTGCATGATTATTTACCCATTGCCTTTAGAGCCTCATCTATTCTCGGCGAACTATCTCGTAATTGCTTAGCAGCCTCGATCAGCTCAAGCAATGCCAGGCGGCGTCTTGCGTGCTGTTCCTTGTTCTGCTCGCTATGACACTTAATGCACGCCATATTCGGCAAGTATCGTCGACCTGCAAGCTCTGGATGCTTTTCGCATTCATTTCCGTACATTGATCTCACGACGTAAAGCTCGGCAGAAACAGAAGAACACTCCACGGACTAATCGAATAGATTGTCCAGGCTGCAACTAGATATTGGCTCATTGCTTATCACCAGACTCAGAAACATGAAAGAACAGACACCAGAATACGGTAGCCGCGATTGATGCGATTGGTAGCGCCCATAGCCAGCTCATACATTGCACACCCTTGCAGCGAAACCATCGACATCAGGCCATAAACCCTGCTTGATCATATCGCACCGCATCTGTTGATCGTCTAGACCATCCTGATAACTCATGCGATTTGACACGACGAAGCCAACCAGAAGACATACAACTACGACAATTACGGTGCGAGATTTCATGATCAATCCTCCATATTCAATTCAGCCTGCTCCGGGTCTTCCATGTCCACGCCGTCAGAGTCGAATTTGCACTCCCAAACGTGACTGTAGAGGGACGAGTACATCTCGTATGGCAGTCCCATCAGAAGCGCACCACGAAGCATTCCGAAGATGTGCTTGTATTCGCTGGTACGGGAACGCTGGAATTTGTCGTCTGCGAATGAGATTGCCTTGTGGATCTGAGTTATGAAGTTTTTCTGTGCCTGTGTGTGCATTAGGTACTGCTCCTTTTGGCTTGGACCAATTCTAATCCTTTGCGTGCAATTCGCGCAACGTTATTTTGATATTATGGGCATATATTTTCGCGAGCAGAATAAATGAAAACCTCAAAGGCTGGTATCGACCTAATCCACAGCTTCGAATCGTTGCGTCTAAAGGCTTATCCAGACCCAGGCAGCAAGGATGGGAATCCTGTAACGATTGGCTGGGGGTCTACAGGTCCAGACATCAAGCTCGGCATGACTTGGACAAAGGAGCAAGCAGACGCTCGATTCGCTAAAGACCTAGCCCGCTTCGAAATCGGCGTATCCAAGTCAGTCAGCGTCAACCTCAAACAGCATCAGTTCGACGCTCTCGTTTCGTTTTCGTACAACGTCGGGCTTGGGAATTTCCTGTCTTCCACTCTGCTCAAGATGCTGAACGAGGGCTATACGAAAAACGTCTCGCTCCAGTTTGGCAAGTGGATATTCAATGATGGGAAGGTGATGAATGGCCTGGTTCGCCGACGTGAAGCCGAACGTAAACTGTTCTCCGGAGAACAATAGATGCCGACCTGGCTACCCTGGCGATTCCTCTCAGGGCTCGCGTGTGGCGCGTTCGTCGTTTACCTTTGGCATGATGCTGTCGTATCCAGAATTAGTCACAAGCAGGCTGAGGAGAGGCTTACGTCTGCATTCTCAGTCATCGCCGCCAACAAGTCAGACGAAGCCATCGCGTACTCACTAGAGCGCGTATTAACCGACTTAAGACTCAGCCAGAGGACTATTATTCGTGAGCGCGAAAAGATTGTGGAGCGTCCCGTGTACCTTGCTACTTGTCTCGATTTTGACGGCGTGCAGCTCGCAAACGACGCAAAGAACGGGCGTGTCACAAGCAAGCCTGATGCAGCCGTGCCAGATTCCAAGTGATCTGGCAGGCGTCTCGGGGAAGGATGCGTTGATAGCATTGACTGAATGGGGTGCGGCGCTTAGAGAGTGTTCGGAGAGGCATGACAAGCTGATTCGTGCCGCTTCCGGTAGCCAAGATTAATATCGGCCCATCCGGATCTAGTGCGCGGCGGCACTGGGTTGTATTTCTGAAACTCTACCTCGATTCCGCGAATCTTCATCCAGGCTCGCATGCACGCCGCATTGTTCCAGCCTATCGCCTTGGCGGTGTCGATAACCGTCTTGCTCGGAGCCATTCTCCGGATAGCAACCTCGGCGCTTTCGCCAGTCCTTCTCTCGTATTCTCCGGCAGCGCTTCTGTTGTGAGAACGCTTGATGTCGCTGATCTTCTGTTTATCAGCTTCACGCATCGGATCAGGATTCTGCATCGCATTGCACTGACCAATTGGCGGAAACTTGATATCCGGCCTGTATCGGTTGCGCAGGTAGAGAAGAGTGGACCCATCACGATACCCTAGGATCTTCGCTGTCATGGTTATTGAGTTGCCATCTGCTGCGTATTCGGCTACAACATCCCAAAATGGTTGGCCGTACTCCTGCTCGACTTCCTTGATAACTGACCTAGCCACGAGGCTTACCTTTGATGTTGTTTGCTGGGAATTTGTGTCGCTCCGATCCTGGCTGCAATGCTTGTCGCGGGGTCATTCCTTTTGCTAGCCGCTTTGAGATCTTGCAACGAGTGACGCCTAGTTCTTTTGCCCACTGACTGATCGACTGAGTACGCCCGTCTAGCTCGATGAACCTAGAGCGAGAGTCAGGACGCTTAGACTTGCGCGGCGCTGGTTCTTTCGGCGCCATCCTCGGAGTGAATGGGATGGAACGCTCAACTACCCACTTCTTTAGCGTGTTATGCGAAGTACCAACGATCTGCGCCGTTGCTGTTACGCTGTTTTCCATCAGAAGCTCACGAACGACATCAACCGCTGGCCGACCGATTTCCTTGTAAAGTTCAAATGCCCAAGACATTTCTGGCTCCGCTTGTTGGGATTGCCCCGTGGTTAGCGGGGCTTTGTTGAGACTAATTACTAAAAAGGCACGTCGTCATCGAAATCTGGAGCTGGAGCTGGAGCTT